GCCCCACGACGGCCCGTAAATCTTCACGATCTGCGCGTAATCCACCTCGCCATCAAAGGCGCTGTCTACCGCCTTCAGGTACAGCTTGAGCCCGTCCGTCGAAAGCTGGACCCGGTTCGCCAGACGGCTCGCCAGATCGTCCGCAAACTCCTTGGCGGTGTCCGCGTCCCGGCGCCCCACGCTATAACCGATGCACAGTTTCGTGTCCCGGTCGATCCCGGTCCACGTCCACGCATCCCCGCGCCCCTGCCCGCGCATCTCCTCCGGCGTGTTCTTCTCCTTGGCGCCCACGAACGACCATATCTCGTCGCACTGCACGTCCTTGGCGGTTACGCCGCGCACGAACGCGTCATGGTGCCCGAGACAGGCCGCTCCGAGGTTGTAGAGCAGGGCCGAAATCGTGTTCTTCGCGACACCCGTAATCCGCACGGTTGCACGGATCGAATTCCCCTCGACGAGAGAGCGGACGACGGCTTCTTGGCGTTCCAGCGGCAGGCGATTCATAGTATGTAATATATGCGTGAGCGGTCACGCATGCAAGGTATTTTTCAGAAAAATGAACGCGGGGGCAGCACGTGAAAGTGCCGCCCCCGCGCCGTCTCACTACCGTTCTCCCGGTCCGTATCCTTCGCCCGGCATCAAGTCCGCGATGTCCTGTCGAGGCAGGGCGCGGTTAAGCAACCGAGAGAACCCTGCCCACGTCTCAGACACCTTCATCAGCGCCACGACCGCAGACAGATGCTCCTTCAGTTTGGGGTGCCCCAACTCAGGGGTGAGGCGCCCATACAGCGGGTGCTTCGGCCGTCCGGTCTCTCCCCGTGCCTGTACCCGCTTCAACTCGTCCAGCACACCAGGAGCGAGGCGCGCATAGACGATGTCGTTCGTCAACTGCGCGGTGTAGCCGGGCCGCTTGTTCAGGTCCGAGACCGTCCACCCCCGCAGCCTGAACAGGTGCAGGTAAAACTCGTCAGGGTACGTCCGCGCGTACTTCGCCAACTCCTTCGAAATGTAGTGCTCCAGAATCTTGGTGAGTGCGTCCTTGGCGCGGTCGCGCTGGTACCCCGTTGCCTCGTCCACCAGCGCGATAATGCCGACGTGGGCAAGTGAGCGGATCAACAGATCCGCTCGCGCCGCCACCAACTCCTGACGCTTCCCCAGCACGCCCGCGTCGCGCGCCCGCAACCACACCTCGCACACCTTCGGGATCAACTTTGCGTCGAGGCCGTGGACGTACCTGCCGCCCTGCGGATTCCGGAAAACGAGGGGCGATCCCAGCACCACCGCTAAGTCGTACTCAATAAAGGGCCTAAGGTTCTTATGGCCCACGAAAACGGGCAATTTTGCGCCAGCATCCTCTGACGCCGCCCGTGCAGTCCAACTGCTCCGGTATAGGCCCAAGCCCGCCATGACGGCACGCTCGGACAGCACCCGCGTGCCGTCCTCCAACACCGCGCATGCCAGCTTCATATCACCGATGTTAAGGACGCCGGTGTGGGTGGCGCGGTGGATTGTCCCAACCGGCGGGGGGTCGGACGGAGTCTCTTCCCGGTCGCCGCCGCTGATGGGTACGTCCCCCTGCTCGGCCGCCTCATTCCGCTCGGCCGCCTCATCGCGGGCCCGCATGATTGCAAGACGCTTCCACCTGGGGAGCTCTGCGAGGGGAAGCCCTTCCGGGTTCAGGTCATCGCTCATCATTCACTCTCGCGAGTAGGTTCTGTAGGATGCGTCCGAAAAACTCCGTCTCTTCCACCTGCGCCAACCGAATCCGCGTGAGCATGTGAGCGGCTGTGTTCCTGTTTACGCCGATCCCACTACCCGCTCATCCGTGAGCTACACGCGGCCAGGAGGGGGCAAGGCCTGCACCCCTTTCCGTGTACCGGCGGGAGCTCACGGCGGGCTCCCGCCGGTGATATTACGACCGGCATAGAGCCGAAGCCCGGCCCCGCCCCTCGCCCACCGCCGGGCAAAAACGTTGGGAGCCCTGCAGGAAACGTTGACGCACGGGTCGTTCGGCTACATCTTTTAGCCGTTCAAACCTGCGCCCACCTGAGGCTCCACCCGGCACCACCGCCGGGCCGGAGCCTTTTCGCGTTTTCTCGCTGTCCGTTGAGAGGTTTCCGCTTGCAGCCACCGCACCGCCTCTCTCCGCGGCGTTTCGCCACCACCCAACCGCCGGATCGCGCCGGCTCACCCGAGCGCCACACGCCGGTCTGCCGGAGCTGCGGGAACGGCCTCATACCTCCCGCCCTCGGGTCCTCCGCGCCAGGATACCAGTACCAGGTGGTGCAGTGTCCGCGGAGGTTCTGCCGTCAGTGGAACCTCTTCGTCCACCATACGGGCGAAAACCTCCAGGCGCGGACGCTGGCGGTCGAAGATTACGACAAGGCGCGCCCCATGGAATCGCTGGGGCGCGGGCTGGTCGTTGCCGGAGTGCCCTACGACGACGCCGCCAACCTCGTTCGCGCCGCCGAGGGCCGCGCGCGGGATTTTGCGTAGATGCCCGCCATCAGCCGCGCGGCCAGGCACGCGCAGAGCCGGGCGGCGAAGACGGCGCCTCTGAACGCACGTCTCAGGTCCGACAACCATCGCCGCGGCCAGGTAGCACACGCCGACTTGGTCGGGTATGCGTTCCGGGTCGCGGAGTACCTGCGCGACAAGCTGAAGTGGGAGCCGTGGGCCGGTAATGGGGACGCCGAACCCGGCCAGATGGAGGTCATCGCAGCCTACACGCTCGCCATCCGGCAGCAGCTTGAGAAGCAGGAGTACGAGGCCGGGCGCGTCTCGCCGGATGATCTGGTGCACTGGAAGCCGGGGCAGACCATCCAGAACTGGCTGCGCGTGGAGGCCGGACACACGGTGGGTAAGACGAAGCTCTTGTCAGGCCTCACAAATCACTTCTTCGACTGCTTCCCGCCGGCAGTCATCTACACGTACGCGAACACCGAGGAGCAGCTGAAGTCCACGCTGTGGAAGGAAATCCGGGTGGACCGGACCGGGAAAGGGCTCCCGGGCCGCATCCTCACCCTCGAGCTGCAGCTGGAGCCCAACCACTTCGCCAAGGGCATCGCCACCCACAACGCGAAGGGCGCCGGCACCGAACGCAACCAGGGGCAGCACAACAAGTTTCAGCTGTTCATCCTGGACGAGGCGGAGGGCCAGGAGCCGTGGGTCTTCGAATCCATCGACTCCATGACCTCCGGCAGCGTGGTGGCGATCGTCCTCATGATGGCGAACCCCCGGACCCGAACGTCCGAGTTCTGGCGCCGGCGCCGCCTGGCCAAGGTCCGCAGCTTCCGGATGTCCAGCGTGAACCACCCGAACGTCCAGGCCGGGAGGGACGTCATCCCCGGAGGCGTGCGCCGGGACTGGGTGGAGGAGAAGCTGGCGCACCTCTGCGAGGTGGTCGATGCCCACGACCACGACGCGTTCACCTTCGAGCTGAAGTGGGACGCGTACCTGCCGGACCCGCAGGACCCGGACGCGCCGCGCAGGGTCTGCCCGGCCGGAACCATCTTCAAGCCGCAGCAAGAATTCCTCTGGCGCGTGCTGGGGATCGCGCCGCCGAACGCGACTGACAACACGCTCGTGCCGCTCGGCCGCTTCGAAGCCGCCGTGGAGCGGGGGAAGGGGCTCCGGCCCGGGCCCATCAAGGCCGAGACCCCGGAAGACCTGAGCGCCAAGATCGGCGTGGACGTGGCGCGGTTCGGGCTCGACAGCGGCACCATCTACATCCTGCAGGGTCTGCGCGCTTGGCGGGAGCACATCATCGACGGTCAGGACACCAACGTCTACGCCCGGCTGATCAGGCTCGCAGCCCTCGCCCTGCTCCGCGCGGGGGTGAAGGACATCGAGGTCCGGATCGACTGCGGCGGCGGGTACGGCGGCGGTGTGGCGGACAAGGTGAAGGTGGACGGGGAGCTAAAGGCCGCGCTGCGGAGCCACAGCGCCCGGCTGACCGTCCGCCAGGTCTACTTCAACGGCGTCGCCAAGGACCCGAAGAAGTACGCCGACAAGGTGACGGAGATGTACGCGCACACGGCTGAGGCGCTGCGCGACGTGGCGCTTTGCGGGCCGGTGCCGGAGCGCCTGGAAGCTGACCTGACGGCGCGCCAGTACGACTACACCACCCTCGGGGCGCGCGAGGTGAAGGAGCTGGAGTCGAAAGACCGCTTCAAGACCCATGAGAAGCACTCCCCTGATGACGGGGACGGCTTCGCCCTGTGCTGTGCTCCGCGGTTCATCTTCCTGCCGATGGCTACCGGCGGGGGCGCGGCGCACGCAAGCCAGACCTACACCACCCTGGACTGAAAGCCCCCAGCGACATGGCAAAGAAGCCCGCACCCAGCAGCACGCCGGCGAGCGCCAGCCCCTTCGCGCTGTGGGGCCAGAAGGAGGCCGCGGCCGCGGTCACCAAGGCGCGCCCGGCCGACTACGAGGCGAACCACGCCTACGTGGTGAAGGCGGACAACTGGCAGGACCGAAAGGGCTGGGGCGGCCCCCCCGTACCTGCCGGGCTGGACGACGAGAAGGAGCGGTGGGATAAGATCAAATCCCAATTCACGCCCCGGAAGCAGCTGCGTAGCTGCGTCCGCCGCGCGGGGAACGCGCTGCTGAAGCGCGAGCCCTCCGTGTCGTTCACCGTCCGGCGAACGGATACGGATACGGTGCCGCTCACGCTGGCGGAGACGGCGCTCATCGCGGAGGCCAACGGCGCCCTGGCCACTTGGTGGGACCGCCGCAAGGTGCAGAAGAACGCGAAGCTCGCCGCCCGCACGTCGCGCTGGGCTGGCGTGGGCTTCCTGCGCTGGTGGATTCCCTCGTTCCTGGGGGAAAGTCAGGCGGACGGGACGGTGAAGGTCAACCCAACTGACCCGGTGGACGCGCTGCTGCGGTTCATCTACGTCGCCTCGCCGCTCCCGGAGGCGGCCGCGATCGCGGTGGACGAGGCGACGCAGGCCACGGCCATGGTGTTCACCGAAGGGGAGAACGCCGCCGAGGTCTATTACGTCGACGGGGAGGACACCATCGTCCGCCGCGTCACGAAGACCGCCGCCGTCGATACCCGGAAGCGGATGCGCGGCCTGCTCCCGATGATCGCGATCGAGGGCGAGAAGATCCTGGACGAGCCGTCCCGCGCCCAGCAGCGCCGCCTCGACTTCTTCGAAACGCTGCTGATCCGTGTCGGGGAGGTGGCCGGCTTCCCCGAGCGGTACACGAAGAACGCCGAGCCCTCCGGCACGTGGAAGCGAGTGGCGGACGGCTTCGTGCCACCGACCGGCGCGCAGATCCGCGAAGCGGAGGACGGGAGCGGGGCGCTGGAGTACCTAGTGCCGACGCCGCGCATGATGGGGAGCGGCACCACCACGGACCTGATCGGCATCGTAGTCGGCAAGGACGAGCGCACCGGCAAGATGACGCGGGCCACGCCCGACGTGTTCATCAAGGAGCCCACGGACCCCGAATACTGCATCAAGGCGATCAAGCACGCGTCGGCCACCATCCTGGAGGATTGCCACCAGGGGCACGTCGTCACGAACTCCGACCCGCTCCCCAGCGGCAAGAGCCGCAAGGAGGCGCGCGCAGACTGGGAGGCGGACGTGGAGGAGGCGCGGGAGCCGGTGGAGGGCGGGCTGCGCGACTTCATCGAGTCAGCCTTCGCCGGCGCGGAGGACCTGGCGGGCCAGCCGGGCTACTTCACGGACACCCTGCGCGTGAGCGTCGACCTGCACGTGGACCTCGGGCCCGCGGACCCGCAAGACATCCAGTCCGACGTGGTGCAGGTTGAGAAGGGCATGATGGCGCGGGAGACGGCGATGAGCCGTTCCGGCATCGAGGACCCGGAGGCGGAGCTGAAGCGGATCGAGGCCGCGCCGGACGCGAAGGTGGGGCTGCTGGGCAAGCTGGGGGAGAACCTTTCCGCCCTGCGCACGGCATTCCCCACCGGCGATCCCGTGGTGCTGGCCGTGGCCGCGGGGTACACCCAGGAGGACGCCGAGACGTGGTTCGGGCCCATCCGGGACGCGGAGAAGCTGGAGGACGAGGAGACGCGGGAGCTGAACGCGTCCGGTGGGGCCGATGACGAGGACGAGGACGAGGAGGAGGAGGAGGAGGAGGGCGCCGTCCCGGAGCCCCCCGCGCGCAAGCGCCGCCGCTCAGGGGGCTGAAATCCTCGCCGGCGCCGCCGGGTGAGCGGGTTCGACCAGTACCACGCGGACGTAGCGGCCGCCCGGCGGATCGGCCTCTCTCTCGCCGCGGCACCCTCGTGGTCCGCGCGGAGCGCGCCAACGCGGAGCAGGAGGCTCACGCGCGGGCGGTGGCGGAGTCGCCGGTGGTCCAGGGGGTGAGGGTGGCGGTGAGCGGTCGCCACGGGCGCCGGGACCAGTGCGACGTGGCAGCGGAGGAGGATCTGTTCGGGCTCGGCCGCGGAGTCTACCCAAAGGATCGCGTCCCGGCCCGCTTCCACCCGCGGTGTGTGCCTGTGCCGGTTCACCCACGTCCTGCTCCCGGCGCACCTCTGGGGCACCGACGCCGCGTTCCAGCAGTCGGAGCCGTTCCGCGGATCGTGGAAGGCGCTGGCGGCGCGGACAGGGCTTAACCCATCGCAGACGAAGGCGCTCCGCTCCGCCATCCGGATCGGTGACGCACGCAACAGGGAGGGAGGCGCCAGGGCGGCCGCGTAGGAATTTCGCTATAGCGAAATTCCCGTACGTGCCCATAAGGCTTGCATAACGCGTCCATCGTTCCCATATTTCGCGCATCTGGGCCTCGGCGGGATCGGACCCAACCTCTCGAATAGCCCAGCGGGCCGCCTCTCCGGATGCCGGAGAGCGGCCCGTTTGTGTTTCCCCGCCGGGGATGCCCCCGGCCCATCAACCAAACGTGCACGGCGATGCGCCGGGCCCGCCATCCAAGGTGGATGCTCATGCCGGAAATGTCCGAAGCCGCCATCCTGCGTCTGGGGCGCTACGAAAACCTCGGGACGCCCGAGGAGATCCAGAAGAAGCGCACGGCCCTCGAGGCCGACAACCAGAGGCAGCGGGGCGAGATCGCCACCCTGAAGCAGCAGGTCCCGGCGGAGGGCGCGGTGGTCCTCACCGAGGAGGGGCAGAAGAAGCTCTGGGCGAAGGTCAAGGACCTCCCGGAGGACTTCGACCCGGCGGCGGTGGTGAGGGAGCGGGACGAGCTGAAGGTCAAGGACGCGACGCGCACCCGGCTGGATGACGCCCGGGAGGCCGCGAAGGCGACGTACGGGAACGACGACGCCGCGGACGTCCTCCTCGGGCTCGATGGGATGAAGGATGGCACCTACGAGAAGAAGCAGGTCACGGTGAAGGGCCAGAACGGCGCCGCCGACACCAAGGTGGACGAGTGGCACTTCACGCCCGCCGGCGAGGGGCAGAAGTCGTCCCCACTGAAGGACTACGTGGCCGGGCGATTCTCGAAGGTGGAGCCGCTGCTGGCCGCCAAGGCGGCGGCTCCCGCCACGGGGGCCCGGACGACCACCACGACGTCGGCGGGCGTGACGGTGCCCGCGCAGCGGTCCGGGGACGGGTCCGCGCCCGTGACTACGGTCACCGACGACACTGTGCGCGAGACGAAGCTTTCAGGGGCCCGGGCGGGGCTGTAGACGCCTGCCTGGCCCGGCGGATACCCGAAACGCCTGGAACGAGCGATAAAGACCGATGGCTCTCCTGACCCGCAACGACGCGCTGGCGAACTTCGACGGGAACAGCGCGATGAAGGCGCCCCAGATCACGAAGATCTGCGGCGAGGACATCGACCCGGTGTCCCCGTGCTACGTGGCGTCGGACGACAAGCTGTACATGAGCGACGGGACCGCCAACAACAAGGCGGCGCAGGTGGACGGGTTCTCCGGGACCAAGGGCAAGGCGGGCCAGCCCCTGACCATCTACGGCCCCGGCGTGATCATGAGGTACAACCCCGGCGCCCTCACCCCCGGCGACAACTACTTCGTCGCCGCCACGAAGGGCCGGCTGGACACCGCCGCGACCGTGGGAGACGCCCAGGGCGTGGCCCGCGCGTACGACAACTCCCACATCCGCGTTCTGCGGCTCAAGTAAGGAGACGACGAACATGCCGCTGAGCACGGGCGTCTACACGATTGCCGAACTGCAGGAGGTGAAGGACCGGCGCCTCGTGGAGTTCGGTGAGGACAAGGTCCTGGAAGCCCTCCAGGCCGATCTCGCCTTTCACAACGCCGCGGTGGAGGAGCAGCTCGCGGAGTTCGCCGAGCCCACGGACAGCCTTCAGGACCGCTACGGCACCAGCGACGACGGCGAGATGCAGCCGGCCGACGAGCTGGCGCAGGGCATCACGCAGATCATCCGCATCGGGGACGTGGTGCAGTACCCGCTGGAGAAGTTCATCAAGGCGGTGGGCTGGACCAACGACTACCTGGAGCGCGCCAAGCCCGCCGACCTCGCTAAGGATCAGCTGGCGGCGGAGGCCTCGCACATCAAGCGCCTGGGGCGCGACCTGGCGCGGGCGCTGTTCCGGAACACCAGCTACACGTTCCACGACCAGCACGACAGCCGACTGGACCTGCTGGTCAAGCCGCTGGTGAACGGTGACGGCGGCGGCATCCCCAACGGGCCGAACGGCGAGTCGTTCGATCCGGCCACGCACTCCCACTACAACGCCATCGACTGGGCGGCGGCCACGCCGGACCAGCGCGCGCAGGCGATGGCCGACATGGTGGCGGACCTGGTCGAACATGGGCACGGCGACGATGTGCGCATCTGCATCAACCAGATGAACGAGTCGCAGGTCAAGGCGGTGCCCGGGTTCGTGAAGGCCGAGTTCGCGCTGGTGCGGGCAGGAGCGGATCGCGACGCCTCAACCCTGATCCTGGACACCACCCGCGCCACCAACCGCGTCATCGGCAGCTTCAACGGCCACCAGGTGTGGACCAAGCCGTGGGTGCCGTTCAACTACCAGCTGGCGTACGCCAAGGGCGACGCGCGGAAGCCGCTGAAGTTCCGACAGGACAAGATCCCCGCGCGGCGCGGCCTCCGCCTGGGCGGCAAGATCAAGGTGTACCCGCTCCAGACGGACAACTTCGAGGCCTTCCACGGCTTCGGCGCGCACACGCGCACCGCGGCGGTGGTGCTGTACATGGGCGGCGCCGTCTACGGCGCGCCCAACCTGTAACACCCACTCGGGCTCCCCGGGCCGCTCGGCCCGGGGAGCCACACGCGCACCCGACGACCAGGACGGGATTCGAATGGGGACGACCAGACCGGGAGGCGTTTACGCCGTGCTCGATACCGGCGGCAAGGTGACGGGCTGGGTGAATGCCAAGGGCGAGAAGACCGACCCGCCGGAGAACGTGACGGAGGCAGGCGCCGGGGCGGCGCCGGAAGCGGACACCGCCGCGACCACCACACCGCCGGCGCCCGGGGGGGAGGACGTGGCGGCCGAGCGCGACCGGCTCGCTGCGGAGGTGGCCTCGCTTCGCAAGCAGCTGGAGCAGGCGGCGCCCACGGTGCTGAAGCTGACCGACGCGCTCCCGGACGACTTCCCGGGCAAGCGCGAGCTGGAGGCCGCCAAGATCAAGACGCTCGGAAAGGTGCCGCGCACGTCGGCCGAGCTGGAGGCGCTGGACGGGATCGGCGTCGCCACGGCGCAGAAGATCCTGACCTACCCGGGCCTGCCGCCGCTGGCGGAGTAAGGGATGCCGGCGCCCACCACGTCCCGCTGGGCTCCCGGGCCCACGCACGCCAAGCTGAGCGCGGAAGCGAAGGCGCCCGGCGTGGACCTGGGGCTGGAGTCCCTGCAGGCAGAGGAGGTGCTTTCGGAAGCGCTGGAGGCCTTGGGGCTCCCGCGCCTCTCCGCCATCCCGCCCGCGGCTGCGGGGGAAGGCGAGGACCCGCGTGTGGTGATCGCCGTCGCGCTTCAGATCAACTACCAGCTGAAGCTGGCGGAGCTGGGCGGCGGCGCCTTCAGCAGCGAGACGCGCGGTGACCAGGCGACCGTAATCGCGCGCGATCCGCGCTCCGGGCGCGCGTCGGCCGTGGACCCGTCCGCGCTGGCGCTGGTGCGCGGGATCATCCGGTTTCTCGTCGCGCCGCCCGACGCGGCGCCCGCGCGGCCGCCGCAGAACTTCGTCCAGTCCACCACCATCATTCCGGTCTGGTGAGGACGGCCCACGTTGGGGCGGAAGCGCGCGAGGCCGTCCCCGACCTGTCGCTGGGGGGGGCACCGGGAGGGTGGCGGGTGGAAACCAGCTCGCACAGATGCAAAGCCGTTGAAATGAGGTATGACGACGAGCTCCAAGCTTTCGCGTTCGCCCCCGGCGGGCTTGCCGACCCCAACCCGGAATTGCCAGTCGGCGAATCCGGCTACTGGGTCAAAGTTGCAAGCGACGTCGCGTGCAGTCTGCAGGTCCGGCCAGCGAAGAACGAGGGGTCGGTGTTCGTTCCCTCCGGCGTCTCGTTAGTGCCGCAATGCGCTCTTCTCATAAACGCCAACCGTTCCGGGGTCTCTTCGTGGTGGCGAGTGGCCGGTGTTCGAGGGAACGGGAGCGCAGCCTGGGCGGCCTTGGAGGCTGCAGTCGTCGCTATCCCACCGTACAGGCACCTTGTGCGCTTCGTGAAGGAACAGCGCACCGAGGTCCGGGGCGGGGGCGGAACCATCGCGGCCGTGGACGGGCCGGAGGTGTGGGCCAACGTGGTCCCGCTCAACGTCAGGGAGCGCACGGAGGCCGCGGGGATGGGCCAAGTGGCCACGCACCGGGTTGAGATTCGTTTCCGCGGCGACCTCGCGCCGTACCGGCTGATCCGCCATGCCGGCCGCATTCTGGAGATCCGCGGGACGATCGACGTGGAAGAGCGGGGTGAGGAACTCCACCTCACCTGCGAGGAGCGACGATGATCAGCGGGCGAGTCGAAGGCGTCGAGCGCGTGAACACTCTCATCCGTGCCGTGGGGGAGCGCAGTGAGAGCGTCGTGCGCCGCAACGTGAAGCGCTCGCTGATGAACATCGAGGCCGGGGCCAAGCGGCGGTGCAAGGTGAGGACGGGCCGCACCCGCAACAGCATCTCTCACCGGGTGGATGCCGACGGGATGGACGGCGCGGTGGGTACGGATGTCGAGTACGCCATCCACCAGCACTTCGGCACCGGCGCCCGCGGCCTTGCCTCCGCCGGCGAGTTCGGGTTCACCGGCGGCGCGTACGACGCCAGCTTCGCAGGCCAGCCCGCGAATCCGTTCTTGTTCCTGGCCTCGGAGGAGGAGCGACCGAAGTTCGTCTCTCACCTGCGCTCGGACCTTGAGCGCGAGCTGGCGCGGATGGCGGGCGGATGAGTCTCGCGAGGCTGATCTGGGCGGCGCAGGTGGCGGCCGTCGATCGCTGGAAGGCCCACGCTCCGCTCGCCGCGATCATCGCTGGCCGCATCTACGACGGTGAGGTACCGGACGATGAACAAGGAGCGCATCCCGTCATGCCGTACGTCGTGCTCGATACGTTGACCGGCGCGCCCCGCGGTGCGCTGGCGGCGCGCGGCGCGGAGGCGACGTTCAGCGGCTCGGTCTGGAGCGCGATGCCGTCGAACAGCGAGGCGATGCAGGTGCTGGGGCTGATGGACGACGCGCTGCAGGAGAAGCTGGCGCTCGACGGGTTCAACCCCGCGCGCCTGAAGATGGAATTCGCGACCACCGTGGTGGCTGGGAGGAACCTGCGCCAGGCGCCGTTCCGCTGCCGCATCATCTCGCTGGAGGCCGCGTGACGCCCGCTGCTGCTTCGCTGGTGCAGGCCCTCCGCGCCGAGCTGGCGGCGCTGGACCAGCAGATCGCAGCCGCCCGCCACACGGCCGACGCGCTGGCAGCCACGCTGGTGGTAGAGGAGGCCGCGGCGCCCGCCGCGGCGGAGGAGCCCCGCAAACCGCCGCGGCGGTGGCTCGGGGACAAACCACCCGGAGAGGAATAATGAGCGCCAGGAAAAGCGAAACCCCCGAGAACGCGAAGCCGTCGCCGATGGAGTTCGAAAGCCGGCTCGCGGCCCCGTCGCACCGGTCGCGCGCGGCGCGAGAAGCGCGGGCGCCGGCGATGCGCGAGGCCGCCGCCGACACCGACCCCGCGCCGGACGCTGGCACCGGCAAGTCCACGCCACCGAAGGCGTGATCACCCCCCAGCGCCCTCCCTGTGAGCGAGAGGACAGGATCCATGAAGACGACGATGCGGAAGGTGCGGCTCACGGCCGCGGAGATGATGGCGGCGCTGCTCGGCGCCGCGCCAACCACGGCCGCGGGCGGCGTGCACGCGCACGCGGCCCCTTACGACCCGGAGGACTCCCGCATCCGCGTCGGTCTCACATCGAACGGCGCCTTCGCCCTGGTGGGGAAGGTCACCAACTGGGACGTCGACAGCACGGCCAGCGATCCCCAGGTCCGTGAATGGCTGGGCGGCGAGGACATGCGTCCGCCGCGCAGCCTCACCAAGAGCGGCACCGTGGAGGTGTGGCTGGACAACGGCGACACCACGGGGCAGAAGGTCATCGACGACGCGCACAACAACCGAGAGCCCGTCTTCCTCCAAGTCTGCCCGGAGGGGACGACGATCGGCGACACCGTCTACCAGGTGCAGGCCTACATCACGCTCTCCCGCTGGCAGATGGGCGGGATGGACGGCGCCGGCATCACGGGCAACTTCTCGTGGCGCGGGCTGGCCAGCACGTGGACGGAGGTCGAGCTGGCCGCCTGAGCGCGGCTGGCCCCGCTCACCTGGTCCGTTCACCGCACCCCTCACCGCAGAAGCGAGTAGATCATGAGCATCACCGAAGCAACGGGCGGCGTTCCGCGGTCCGCCCAGGACGCACCTCCCGCGAACAGCGGCACCGTGGCCCTGCACGCGCGCTCAGCGGCGGAGCAGCCCACCACGGCATCCGCCCCGGCGCCGATCACGTTCACCCGCGCCACCCTGAAGGAGCACGCGAACCAGCGGCGCTACGACGTGGCCACGCACCCGGCCTTTCCGGGCTACCAGCTGCGCGTCCAGAGCCTGACCACCAAGGAAGTGTCGGCCGTCGAGGACGCGGGCCTGGACATCAAGGGCGGCGGGAAGAAGACCAAGTTCCAGATGCGCGGCAACCGCGTGCTGCTCGTGGCCTACGGGCTCGTGAACGACCTGAACGAGCGCATCTTCAACCCGTTCGAGCCGTCCGACCTGCAGTGGATCGGCACTCTCGATAACCGCCTCACCACGGCGGCGGCGGCGAAGATCCGTGAGCTGTCGGGCATGGACGCGCCGGACGACGAGGAGGACGAGGACTCGGGAAAGTAGCCGACCCGTTCCGCCTCCGGGAGCGGCCGCACCGCTGGGCGGTCTGCTCCGTCGCGCGGCACTGGCTAAGGTGTTCTCCCGATGAAGTGGAGGAACGCGTGCCGGATCCGCTCAAGCTGCAGGAGATGCTGAGCTTCGCGGAGATCGAGGCTGAGGCGCAGCGGGAAGAGGACGCGCAGCGGGAGATCGAGCAGAAGGGCCGCGCCGCCAGCGGGGGCGGCCGAAGGGGCGGACCGCGCTGGATCGGCGGCCGCGGGTGATGCCGCACCGCATAAACGAAGAGCGATGAGCGAGAGCGGGTACCTGGCGGCGCTGCGCGTGCGCATCATGGCCGACATTGAGAACCTTCGCAGCCGGCTGACGGATGCGGAGCGCTTGATGTCGGCCTTCCGCGGCGCCGCCGTCGCTTCCCTCCTCGCCATCAGCACCGCCGCGTTCGCAGCTGGCCTCGCGATCGACGACGCCTTGGATACCATCCGCATCGGGACGGGCGCGACCGGCAGTGCGCTCTCATCCCTCGAAGCGGATTTCTCCCGAACGTTCGCGGGCGTTCCGGACGGGGCCGATCGCGCCTCGCAAGCGATCGCGGACCTCAACACCCGCACGGGCCAGACCGGGCCGGGGCTGCAGGAGCTCGCAACCCAGGTCCTTACCCTCTCCCGCATCACCAAGACGGACCTCACCGCCAACGTCGCTGGCGCAACGCGGGCGTTCGGGGACTGGGGAATCGCCGCTGCCCAGCAGGCCGACACGCTGGACATGGTATTCCGCGCCAGCCAGGCCACGGGCATCGGGGTGGACACGCTCCTTGCCAAGCTGGTGCAGTACGGCGCGCCGCTGCGCCAGCTCGGGTTCTCCTTCGAGGAAGCGGCTGCCCTGATGGGCAAGTTCGAGAAGGAGGGGGTGAACGCGGAGCTAGTGCTGGGCAGCCTCCGCATTGCGCTCGGCAACTTCGCGAAGGAGGGCAAGAACGCGCCGCGCGCGCTCAAGGACACGATCGACCGCATCCAGGCGCTGGGCCCCTCGACGGCGGCGACTGCGCTGGCCATTGCGACCTTCGGCAAGCGCGCCGGGCCCGACATGGCGGCCGCCATCCTGGAGGGGCGTTTCGCGATCGACGGCTTGGTGGAGCACATCGCGAACGGGACGGACACCATCGCCGCGGCCGCAGCAGACACCGACGGCTTCTCGGAAAGCCTGGCGATCCTCCGCAACCGGGTCACGCAGGCTCTGGAGCCGTTCGGTACCCGCATCCTCGATGTGTTCAACCGCGCCATTGTGGCGTTGATGGAGAACGGTCAGACGCTGGCCATGGTCCTGTACCGTGTCGGGCAGGCAGTCGTCCTGCTCGCGTCGATCCTGCTCGGACGGCTCGTGCCCGGGATCATCGCGGCCACGGTCGCGGCCGCTGCGAACGCCGCTGCGTTTGTTGTGATGGCCGCCCGCATGGGGGTAGTGGCACTCGCCGCGCGCGGGTTGGCTGGCGTCCTCGCGCTCCTGCGCGGAGCGCTTGCGTTCTTTGGAGGGCCGATTGGCCTCGCCGTTACGACCGTCCTGAGCGCAATCGGCCTGGGCTGGCTGGACGCGGGGCGGAAGTCCCGAGAGGGTGCGCGTATGATGGAGGAGTCCGCCCAGCGCGCCGCGAACGCGCTGGCCATCATGAGCGACGCGGCGGTCACGGAGCAGTTTGTGAACGCGGTGGAAAGCAGCGCGGTGTGGGAGCGGCGCGTCCGTGAACAGCAGGCCACCTTCGACGCCTTGGAGGCGCGCCGGGCCGCAGGTGAGGCGATGACGCGGATGGAGCAGCTACCGGCCTCACAGCAACGCCCCGGGGGCGAAGCTGCGCGGCGGGTCGCGACTGATTTCGGAATGGAGTGGCAGGCCGCGCAGACCCGTCTCAGGGACTACAACGCCGAGCTCGCGAAGTCGCGCACCGCGCAGGAGCAGGCGGGCTCCGAGTCTGCACGCCGCATCCAGCAGCAGGCGCAGCTCCTTGTGGCGGCGGCTGGAGACCTGGGCGGCGGTGCCGGAGCAGCGGAGGCCGCGGAGAAGGGCAAGCGGTTTGTGGAGATCCTGCGCGCGCGTGCGACACTGCTGGCGGAGGTGTTCGAGGCGGAGCGCGCGCACGGCAGGGACACGGCGGCCGTGGTTACTGAGCTCACCGCGCTATACGACGTCGCCGCCGCACGCCTCCGCACCATGGGCGACGCGGCGTCGCTCCCCGCCGAGGCGCTGCAGGACTACCGCGAGCTGCTTGGAATCGTTACGCAGATGCGCGAGCTCGGGACATTCGGCGTCGTTGGGCCAGCCGAAGTGCGCGCCGCCCGTGCACCGATGCTGCCCGCACAGGTGCCGGACCTGTCGTTCTCCGCAGCCCCGGGGTACGCGCAGCAGGCGGGGCGGATACTCACCGCGCACTCAGCCCGTTGGCGTGCTGCGCTGATCGAAGGCGCGGAGAAGGCGGCCGAGCGGTTGAAGGCGGCGTCCGAGGATGTCCGCGGGAGGTGGGCCGGGCTGCTGAACGGGCTGCCGCGGCAGGTCGCGGACTTCGCGGGGATGTTTGCGGCCCTTGGTGTGGAACGGCGCGCGGAGGCGAGGATGGGACAGCCACACGACGGGGCGTCGGCCCTGCCGCCAATACCAGGCGCCGCAGCGTTTGTCGTGCTGATGGAGATGGTGAGCGGTGTAGCGGAGACGCTGGGACCCGCTCTGGCGGGGCTGCTCTACCCCGTCCGCCTGATAGGGGAGGCGCTTGGGACGATGCTTCTGCCGGTTGTTAAGCTGCTGTTCCAGCCGCTCCGCCTACTCGCCATCGCCGTGACGTATCTCCAGACGGCGATCGGCTGGGCAGTGCGTGGGATCGGGAAGATGATCGATAAAATCCCGGGCATCAGTGGCGGGCCGCTCATCCGCGCCGGTCAGTCCATGATGGACGGTGCGGAGGCGGTGCGCCAAAAGCTGCTGGACCTGTCGTTCGACGAGGCCGTCAACCAAGCTGCCAACGCAGAGCGCGCCTCCCGAAGCATCGTCAACGCCGTGGAGGGATTCAAGACTGCGGCATACAGGTTCCGTGCGCAGGACGCGCGAGCGGTCGCGCCAGCCGCGCCCATCGGACCCGCACCTGCGCCGCAGCCGGGCGCGCCGACAGGCGGGCAGCCGCAGAGCGTCGTGTACCAGGGGATGCAGGTGCCGGTCACCATCCACACGAGCGGTGACGGGCGGGAGACGTACAGGGCGTGGTGGGCCGAAGTGCAGCGGCTGGCGCGCAGCAACCCCGCGATGCGCGCGTTCGCTGAGTCGCTGGCGGCCCCGGCGTGAACCGCCCCACGCAGCTGCGCTTTCCGGGGCGGTTTGTCCAGCGTGTGCGCGCCCGCCCCGGCACCGTCTGTCCGAGGCGCTGCGCGCCTTCGCGCGGACGCTACCGGGAGGCGGAGGCGCTTGCGTCATACCAATGCCATCATGCCTCTGGCGCCCCGGTTTTACTGCGCTGGCGGCGGGGAGGCGCAGGCCGCCAACACCGCACGCGCGTCGCGATCAGCCTGCCTGTCGCCTGCGTTCACCACGACTCGCATGACCCCCTGAGCGACCGAGACAGTGTACGTGCGCCCAAGCTGCGTCACCGTGAGATAGCCGTCGCCTACGCCGCCCGCGGTGGGGCTGTACCCAGCTTCACCGGCCGCCCGAAGCGCGCACTCCAGCGCCCCGGCGGGGGCGGGGGCACTGACAGGTCCGACCGGCTCCCCGGCTGCGCAGGCCGCGAGACATCCAAGGGTCAGACAGAGGGCGATCTTCATGCGTTGCTCCGAGGAGGTAAGGAAATGAAACGTCGCTGTCAGGGCGCTCGCATACTCGGCCCCTCCAGGACCGTCCGTCAAGGCTGCTGAACCATGGACCTGCTGACGATCGCCGGAATCGCCGTACCAATGGAATCGATCGAGCGCCTCCCCGACCGCCGGCGTGGTGAAGTGGCGGTCGCCTTCGACAACACCCTGCAGGATGGGACGGACCTGCCGATGGAAGAGTACCAGGGCAAGACCATCTCGTTGCCGAAGGCCGACGCGGCCGCGTTGCGCGCGGCCGTGGGCGCGGGACCGGTCATCTGTACCGGCGCCCTCCTGGATATGTCCCCGCTCACTTGTTTGGTGACGGTCGGCCCCGCCCCGCGCGAGCGCACCGGCGCAGCGACATTCGAGGTGGCGCTCTCCCTTACGCTGCGGCAAGCCTGATGGCCGCCGTCCTCCTGGTGGTGGGCAACTCGGCTGCGATGACTGCCCCGGCCGTGGCCATGAAGGCTCATCTCGAGAGCCGGGGCCACGCCGTCTCCGTCATCAACGACGAAGTGGCGGTCCCGGTAAACGTGTCCGCGTACCACCTGATCATCCTTGGCACCGACGTGAGCCAGGTGGGGACGAAGTACCGGAACGTGGCGGTCCCGGTAATGGCGGGGACGCGAGAGGATTGGGGTGAGCTGGTCCAGTCGATGATGCTCCGGCTGTACATCAATGCCGGCACCGGCGCCACCGTTACCATAGCCAACCCGGCGCACCCTCTCGCCGGAGGCCTGGCCGCCGGCCAGCACACCATCTACACCGCTGGCGGCGTCACGGGTGTGACCCGGCTGCAGCATGCCATGGCGCCGGCCGGGATGCAGCGCCCGGTGACCAACGGCTCGGATCAGACGGTGATCTTCGGGTACGAGGCTGGTGTCGCGATGCATGGGGGCGTCGTAGCCGCCGCGCGCCGTGTCGGTTTCGGCATCTATGAATTCGAGCGGCTGAATGCCGCGGGGCTCGCCCTGTTCGATGCCGCGGTGGAGTGGGCGCGCACCAAGGTGCCGCCGCTGGCCGGATTCACCGTGGCGATCGACGAGCGCACCGTCACTTGCACCAGCGAGGCGAGCGACCCTGACGGCGTCGTGGCGCTCGTCGAGTACGACTTTGGGGACGGCACCGGGGTCACCGCGGCCGCGGCGCACACGTACGCGAGCTACGGCGCGTACACCATCACCCAGCGCGTCACCGATCACGACGGGCTGCAGGCGACGGACACCTTCGAGGTCTCGCTGGGCAACCTCGGCCGCGCCACGCCGGACGAGTACGACCTGTGGGCGAGTGGTCAGTTCGTGCCGCACCTGGACGTGCTGATCGAGCGGCTGGACGGCGGCGTCCCGATGCTGCAGTCCTACCGCTCTTTCGGAGGCCGGAACTGGATTCGCTCCCTCCGCTTCCAGCCCGCGCAGGTGGACGCGGGGATCGGCTCGGGCACCCTCACCCTGCACAGGAGCCGCGGCGGCGACAACCTCGCGCCGCTGGTCATCGGCAGCCCGCTCAACCAGGATGGGGGCGATTTCGCGCCGGCGCTGGACTTCGGCCGCGAGATCCGCATCCTGACCGCGTGCATGCCCACCGACGCGCGAATCACCACCGCAGCGCCGGCGGCAATGCTGGCCGAGGCGGTCAGCGTCGAGCCGCTGGACCGCGCGGTGGCGGCGGGCTCGGTCGTGCACTTCCCCACGGGGATCGCCTACACCACCGTCGACGCTGCTGCTGGCGCGGTGCTGCTGGAGGTGGAGCCGCTGGCAGCCGCCGTCGCCGCTGGCGTCGAGGCCCCCGTCAGCCACGAGCCCGGCGAGGGCGACTGGCGAGCGGTATTCGAGGGACTGACCGACGACCCGGAATGGGGCGGTAGGGACCGCGGCACCGTCGAGGTGCCATTCCGCGACCGCAGCGGCGCACTGGCCGACACCTACGCGCGCGACGCCACCGTGTACGGCACGGAGGAAGGGGACCCCCTGGGCACGCCACTGCTGGACGTATCCCAGGCGATCGCCGACCAGTGGATGGGGGCGGGGCAGTACCCGACCGCCGTGCGCCCCAGCCCCCCGGAATTCCGGATCACCCGCTATGAGGTGAACGAGGTCTCGGTGTGGGAGGCGCTGGAGAGGCTGGCGGACCAGGCCGGCGCGGTCATCCGGCAGGAGTGGAACGAAGCCGCCGGCGAGGAGCGGCTGACGCTCATCACGCCGCCCCGGGAGAAGGTGGACCCCGACTTCGCGGTGATGCCGTCGACGTACCTGGAAGTGCACAACATCAGCACCGGCAGCAAGAACCTGCGCACCATCGTCCGCGTCCTGGCCACGGATCGCGAGACGGGCGAGGAGCTCACGTTCCAGATGCCGGCCGAGGCGAACGTCGCCGCCGATCCGCTGGTGCTCCAGTACGGGCCACGCTTCCTCCAGATCCCCGAGGAGGAGGGCAGCGCGATCGACACGCAGGCGGAGCTGGACGCATACGGCGCCGCCATCTACGCCGACGTGTCCAGCCCGCCGATCCCGCTGGAGATGGAGACGCGCTACTGCTGGTTCGCCGCACCCGACCAGGTCGTGCGCTGGATGCCTAACACGGTGCTCTTCGACCAGCACCTGGATAGCGCCGTGCTGGGACTCACGCACGAGTTCCCCAGCCCCGGAGTCGGGCGCACGCGCTGGCGTGGCGCGGGCAGCCCCAAGGGCGCATGGGACGGCCACATGCGGAAAGGGTCGCGGATCGCCGGGCGCAATGCGCGCCTGCCCCGCGTCGCTGGCTACTACAACCTGACGGACGTCAAGCTGATCGCGGCGCAGGCCACGGCTACGCACGTCGCGCTCGGGTGGGTCGCCGGCGCCGGCGTGACGATGGTGCGGGGTGCGGCTCTGATGTTCCAGAGCGGCGCTCCCAACAGCGACGAGGCGAAGAACGCGCTCATCAACGCGGCCGCGGCGGTGACAGCGCCGCTGATGATCCCCAAGGCGTCCCGCTCTCCCCAGTTCTCGCTGGCCATGGTGCAGGCGGGTTGGGTCTCGCCAGCGGGCGTGGTGCAGTGGGGCCAGCGCTGGTGGGTACCCTACCTGCCGCCGCCGGTGTTCGCGCCTACCATCCTCGACCTGGACGTTGACGGCCAGAAGGTGAAGGCCATCGGCCAGAACGCCGGCAGCTGGACGATTACGCGCCTGGAGGCGCCCGTCGGGAGCGAGTACACCGCCACCCGGGACGGCGCGAGTGTGACGTTCGACTTGGCCGGCGTAATGGGGGCCAGCGACGTATGGAGCGTCGAGGTCCGCGCGTACAACGATCCGGAGACGGAGCGCGACGCCGACTCCCTCTCGACCGCACAGATGCGCGTCGTGCGCGGCCCCACCGCACCGACTGAGGCCGTGCTCACCGACCTGGTGCTCACCGCGCCGGCGGTGGGCGACGACGATCTCACGATCGCGGTCAGCACCACCTCCGCTCCGACGTACACGCTGCTGGTGGACGTGCGGTGGTCCCTCGGCTCCGACCTGCCGGTGGAGTGGGTGGAAGGGGTGGCAACCACGCCGGCGCTGGGGGCGCCGAACGGGGGCACGCAGACGGTGGTGCTCGACACAGCTCACGAGCGGAGCGGATCCAATGCTGACGGCTCCGAGATGACGGTCAACTACGAGGTGCGGATCCGGGTGGACCACGGCGGCAGCACCGTCGATTCCACGGCGCGGGTGCGCAGCTGGTACATCGCGTCGGAGGCGCCACTGTGATGGATGCATCGTACGGCTCGCCCTGGGCCGAGGGAGATACCCCGGGCGCGTTCCAGCAGTCGGGCAGCGGCGCGCCGTCCGGGGCCGTCGATTGGATTACCGGCATCACCGGAAAGCCGGCGACCGCGACAGAACACCCGACGTTTGCCCAGGTGCGGGCAAAGCCCATCACCCTTGAAGGGTACGGCATCACGGACGGGGTAAACACCACGGATCTGGCCGCAGAGGCAACGACGCGGCTCAACGCTGACATCACCGAAGCGACTATGCGCGTAGCCGGTGACGCAGCGGTACAGGCGTACTCCATCCAGCGCGGCAACCACAGTGGGACGCAGCTCGCATCTACCATCGCGGATTTCCCGGACGCACACCGACTCCTGCACCTGGGGCACTTGCTGGAGGTTGATCTGTACGGGAGAGGGGACCACTCGACAATTCCGGACGCTATCGCGGCGGCGGTAGCAGGGGGTGCGGCGGCGGGTAACCCCTGGGTCATTTCCCTTGGGCCAGGCTTGCACATTGGAAACTTCGTCGCTCCAGGCGGTATTTTCCTCGATGCGATGGGGTTTGGGAGTGTGAAGGTGCTGGGCACGGGGACGTTCCACTCCGGCTCCGGGATGCGAGGCGTGGATGTGCAGTCGCCCACATCCTTCGTCCTTCATCTTATCTATGACAATGCAAACTACGGGCACTTTTTCTTTGGCTGTTCGCTAGATACTTACCTAGCAGACATTGCCGGGACGGTTGCGACAATAAAAATGACTGGGGCTCCGGGCACGCTCCAGGCTACCAGCGTGCTCATCGCCTCTCACGTCTACGCCCGGAACAACAACGCTACAAACAACGCGAGCGGCAAAGCCGTATGTTGCCACCTGCGAGCTGGCTGCACTGGCTACCTGGAATCCGTCGGGTGCCATTTCAAGACTAGCACGCCGGGTGCCCGCGCGATGAACGAGCTGCTGTGGAACGAGAGCAGCAGCGCGCAGGCGGGGATCTCGATCGAGGGCGGGCACTGGCAGGCGTTCAACAACAGTGTGTGGGTGCTCCTTCGCAACGCAAACAACCTGACGCAAGGTGCGACGCTTTCCCTGATCTGCAGCAACTACAGCTTCGACACGCTGCCCAGCATTATCGATGTGAACCCGGTGGGAAGCAGCTTCTACCTGAAGTCGTTGCCGTTTATGCGGCTTCGCTCACTGGACGTGGCGAACGGCATCAGTGCCAACGGCACGGCGGTCGTCTCCGCCACGGGCGCACTCCCGGCCGCGCTTACCCGCTTGAGGCATGGCGGGACGGCAGGCGCCGCGCGGCCGGGCGGGTACGCGGGCGTGACCTGGATGGGTTCGGTGGAGCCCACCAACGCGGTGGAGGGCGATGTGTGGGAGCAGTACGAAGGAAGTTCCATCCCGGCGTTCGTCAACGTGCAGACGGCGCAGGTCGTTACGACCACGGGCACAACGCTCACGATCGCCAAGCCGGCAGGTCTGGCGGAGGGGCACGTGATGATTGCGCAGATCCGCTACCGGGCCAGCAGCCTCACGCTGCCGGCTGGCTGGGTGCTGATCGGAAACGCAAATGTTACGGATGGCGGTTTACACACCCTCGCATACAAGGTGGTGACAAGCGCGGGTGCGGAGCCGGCCAGCTACGACTTCGTTCAGGGCGGCGACGTGGGGCGCATGGCCGGTGGCATCGCGGCCTACAGCGGTGCAAGCACCACCAACCCAATCGGAGCGGCGACCAGCGCCGCGGACTCAACCCTGGATCTTACCGTGGACGTGCCGGCTGTTACAAGCTTGATGCCGAACAGCCTGATTCTGAGATTCTTCGGCGCGCGCGGCGTCACCAGTCTGCCTGCACCATCAGGCACCACACGCTGGGCGGTTGCGAACAGTACGAATGGCAACCAGGCAATCACCTTGGCGGACACAGCACAGGCTGCGGAGGGGACGGCGGCGGCGCAAACGGCTACAGCGACGGGTGCGGCAAGCAACCGCAACAACGGGTGGTCCGTGGCGCTCAACCCTGTACCGGTCGCCCGCCGTTGGTTGCGGACGGCAGCTGGTTGGGCGCAGCAGTAGCCTGAACACCGACGTCCTCACCACTACGCTACTCTGATGGAGATGAAGGCGAAGGTCGAGGCTGCCGGGATCGGCTCGGTAGCGGGGATCCGCGCAGGGCAGGCTGGGGGAAAGAGCTTTCACGTCAAAGAGATGAGGTTTCCCGCTCGCTCCCGGAACGCTTGTGCATGTGGGAATCATCCTGTACCATTCGTGGTCGGCATTACAAGAATAGCCCAGAGGGCTGGCCCCCCGCGATCCACGGAATGTGGTCGCGTCTCGGCGCAGCCCTCGTTCCGTTTTTCGGCCACGTGCTCAGCCCCGGCATCACGGAAGCCCTCATGACACTTGCCGTCGCACTCGCCCAGAGCGGAACCCAGCCTCTCATTTCGTCCGAGACGGCCATCTCGCTCGTCACCGTGGTGGTGCTCATCGGCGCCGCCTGGCGGCTCTCCTGGTTGCTGTCGCGCATCGACGCGCGGACGGAAAACCTGCCGGCACGGGTGGCTCACATCGAGCAGCAAGGCGCCACCACCCACGAAAAGGTATCGCTGCTGCAGCAGCACGTGCTGACTCTCGAGCAGGATGTTAACAACCTCTGGACCGCGTACAGGGGCGAGCCCCCGGAGACGGCTCGGAGAGACCGCCCACCCCGCGCACACGGAGAACGGCCGTGAGCCCCCTCATTCGAACGATTCGGGACCTTCGTGCCGGGCTCACCAGCATCATGGCCCTGCTGCTGATCCTGACCGCGTGCGTTCTCGCGTTCGTGCATCCCGGACGCTCGGACCTCATCGGGCAGTTCCTGCTGGCGGGCTCCGCGCTGCTCGCCGACCCGGGTCGCCACGGTCGGGCTACGGATCCGCCCGCGTAGGCTTTTTCGTGCTACGCACTGCGAGCCAGGGGGGGGGCCATAGGACGAGGGGTGCTAATAAGATATTGACAGACGGGACTCGTGGGAGTAATTTGGGTACAGTTGGGAACGGCTGCGTATCGCGACGCAAACCCCCAACGTCACCATGCCTGGAGGTCTCCCACATGTCATACCTCAGCGAGCCACACGAACTGACGGATGTCGAGGCCCTGCGGCTCTGGACGCTCAACCGCTTGCGGAACAGGCGGGAGGCCGATGCCCGGTTCCTACTGATCCCGGATCCCGACGGGCGCGCCGGCCGACTGGACGGCAAAGATCTCACTGGACGGCGCCTCGCTCAACCGCTGTTCGGCAAGCTGTTGGCGAAATGGCCGGTCTCCACCCGTACGGGTGGCCGCACTCACTTAGGCGCCGCCGGTGTGTACGACCTGGTGGGGCACAGCGGACCGCTCAAGAAGGAGGCGCTGCGGCTTCGGGCGCTTGACGACGCTTGGGCGGAGCGGCGGAGGCGCATCACGGATGAGGCGGAGAGCGTCTTCGACAGGCTCGAGGGCATCCATGCAGCGCGCGACCGCGCCAGGCGCGAACACCCTCCATACTACTGCACCATCGACTGCGCGGCGCCGCTGTGTGCCGCGCTCGCGGCCGCGAACAGGCGCGCGTGCCACAAGCAGCACGCATGGCTGAACACCCCGGCCGCCGCTCTCGGCGGGAAGAGCCCTCTGGAGATCGCCGGTGACGGCGATGAAGGGTTGGCGCGGGCGTTGTTCTACCTGCAGGGTTTGGAGGTCGCCGCAGAGGATGTGCATACCGTGCCACTTCGCGGGCGTTGATGGAGGCCGAACGGGACGGGTTCGGCCAGTACCTCCATGAGATTCGCGACGTCGGGCCTCTCGCCCGCGCTGAAGAGCTCGCGCTGGAGCAGCGCCTTGCCGCCGGAGACGAAGGCGCGATCGACGAGTTCATCGTTTCGCATCTCCGGTTGGTGGTCACGATGGCCAGGCGGTACGCACCCGAGTTCGACTTGGACGAGCTGGTCGCTCAAGGCAACTACGGCCTGATGTGCGCAGCGCGAGAGTTCCAGCCGGGGCGGGGTAGCTTTACCACCCTCGCGACCCTCTGGATCCGTCGGGCGCTTTTCGACTACGCTGTATGTGAGCGGGCGGCGCTCGCAATGTCCGTAGACCGTGCTAAGAAGGTTCATCGCGTCGCCCGGGCATTCCAGGCGGCGGGGCGCGAGCACCCGAGCTTGAACGACAACGAGAAAGCCGTGCTCGTCGCCCAGACGCTGGGCCTGTCGGTGGGCTGGGTTCGCGCTGCGCTCGCTGTACGTCGGCCTGCCGGTGAGCCGAGGGGGGTATCCGGCGCAACGCGCGAGCCCGCTACCGACACCGACGAGTGGCTTGACCTGCGGATCAAGCAGTGGGATGTGCAGGTGATGCTGCGGTTGCTGCCGACCCCGCACGCGCAATTGCTGCGGATGACTTACGGAGTGGATGGAGTTGAGCACCATTCAGCCAGTGCCATCCAGAAGTCATTGGGCAAGAAGGGCCCTGCGATTCGCATGCAGCGCTCTTGGTCGTTGAAGCGCCTGCGTGAGTTGGACATGCAACGGGGCGGCGCCTGGGAGTACCGAGTGGGACCCGGCGGACTCTACCCGCCGGGCGGGGGACCGCGGCCCCCGCGCAAGCGATGCCCATGATGTCCGCGGAGGGTCGGTGCACCGCCGCGATTCGGGCAGCCGCCTCACGGTTGGATGCCGAAGGCGTTCCTCGCGACGTGGCCGCGTCGCGATTGGCCGCCGCCGTCGTGGAGTTGTTCCGCGAGGCTCGCGCGCTGGATGGCGGACCGCCCGGTCCCGCGCCCCTAGCAGTTGATGTCGCCATCCTCCTGGACGGGGCGGCGTTGAACGCGTGGGGCGGGGTGGAGCCCGTCACGCTGGGCGGGATCGTAACGCGGGGGATGTCCGGATCCATTCGGCGAAAAACTGGTGCGGAGTATACGCCCCGCTCGTACGTCGAAAGGCTTGCCCGCGCCACCTTCGCGCCGGTGTTCGAGAAGTGGCGCAGCACCAGGCACTACGCGGGTGGACTGTCGGTCACGTACCAGGGAGCGTGGCGCGCGGTCGCGGCAGACCTTGTCAGCGAGTACCACGCGTGGCTTTGCTCGCTTCGGATCCTGGACCCTGCATGTGGAACCGGAAACATCCTCTACGTCTGCATGGAGATGCTGATGGAAGTGGAGGCTGACGTGCGCCGTTGGCTCACTTGGCTGGACGCACCGCCGGAGGTGTTTAGAAGGCGCATCACGCCCGCCAACTTCACCGGAATGGAGATCAACCCCCGTGCGTGCGACGTGGCACCCTTGGTGATGTGGGCGAGCTGGCACCAGGCGCGCGTCCGCTTCTCCTTGCCCGACCTACCTGAGTTGCCGCAGTTCAATCTCATTCCGGGCGACGCAGTCCTTACCTGGGATAAGGTGGTGGAACGGCCTCCAGCTCGCCAGGATCGTATTACCGGCGTAATCAAACACACGCACGTCAACGAGGGGCCCCATGGAACTTCGCCCGCTCATCGCGTACGAGGATGACCCGCGCGACTGCGAAGTACACCACCCGTTCGGTGCTTACTGCCAGGGGTTCGACGCGTTCGAAGCGGGCTACCCTGCGAATCTCTGCCCGTACGTCGACGATGGCTCACGTTGCCGCGACTGGTGGTTGGATGGGTGGCGGGACGCCTGGTCTCAGGAAGCGTGCGTCGTGACGCTGGATGCCGCCGGTGACTTCGACGCGGCATTGGCTGCATAAACGGACCTGAATGAACACCGAGAGGAGCACACACCGATGAACGACCCCCTACTGGACAAGGTGCGGGAGCGGATCTCCGCCCACGTAAGCAACGGACAGTTCACGCATGGGCAGACGCACGCCGAGACGATGGATGCCGTCATGCGGGAGGTCGAGGTGGCGCTCGTGCTGGACACGCCCGGGTTCGCTGCGCTACCCGCCCTATACCGCTTGTTCGAGGCAGTGGAGGGCCTGTTCTCGCCGCACGGTACTTGGCTGGGCGAACAGCACCGGGAGCACGGTGACAACCCGTACCCCCGCCTCTACCGGCTCGTCAACGAAGCGCGCGCGGCCGGCGCCCCCCCCCCGCTGGCCGAGAGCGGCGAGACGGTGGAGTGGTTCAACGAGGTTGGCGGCGTGCTCCAATGGGCGACAGGCTACCCGCGCGAGAGGATGAAGGCGGCGTGGGCGGCGCTGGAAGCGTTGGGCCACGCGGCCGCCCTCCCGACTGCAGACTGCTCAGCGTGTGTCGGGAGCGGCGAAGGGCCTGCGGACTACTCGGGCGAAGGCACGTCATGCGACGTGTGCTTGGGAACGGGGATGCGCGTCTCTGACGAAGAGATTCGCCGCCTGCGCAACCGGGCTGAAGACGTTCAGTGGATGGCGCACGAGTTGGCCGCCGCCAGGGGCGAGGTGTGCCTGGAGTGTTTCGCCAAGCTCAAGGACGGCGAACCCCACAGGCCTGCGTGCCCCTCCGGCGATCCCAGCGCGGGGAACGAAGCGCGCGCTGCCGGCGCAGCCCCGCTCCCGGATGAGCATCCGTACGGCCGCACGCCAGCGCAGGCTCACCCCTCCTCCGAGCCGCACGCGTGGCTGGTTACCGACCCCGTGACGGGGGACGAGCGGATCGTCTACAGCCGGGAAGAGGCGGAGTTCACCGCCGGGGATGACGTGGACGCGCCGGTGGTCTGTGCCATCTGGTTGGAGCCGCCCCCCGGCGTCGCCCCTTGCCCGAACCAAGTAGAAGAGGCGGGGGAGCGAGAGGCGCAGTTGGATGTCATCGCTGCTGCCATTTGGGGGCGGCGGGATGGCTGGTCGTGGGCCGCCGCGAAGCTCGCTACGGACGCTACTCGGATCGAGGTGCAGCGCACGCTACGCACCGCCGAGCGGATTCTGCCCGTCGTGTACTCCATCCTCACCGCCCAGGCTCCCGCCCGACGCTGCGAGTTTGGCGGATAAGCGCCAGTGGCGGGGGGCGTCCACCGCCGCGAGGGGCGGGACCCGCTCTCGGCCATTATGGGCACAAGTGGGCACCCGTATTCCCATGTGCGGTACGCGTAGCGGTGCGATTTTCCACGGGTTCCGGCGGGCGCTCACGGGTAGGGCGCCCGCCG